CTTTGCAATCGCGGTCAGAACGGCACGACGGCTGCGGCGCACACTGCGGGCGCGGCAATCACGGTAGTTAACAACACTACTATTAACATCTGGCCTACGGCAAACGCAGGGGATTCTTATACCTTTGTTTACTGGCGTATGCGAAGGATTCAAGATGCTGGGACAGGAACCAAAACCGCCGACATTCCGTTTCGATTCATTCCTGCGATTGTTGCCGGGTTGGCATACCATATCTGCGTTAAGCAGCCGGAATCAGCAGACAGAATCGCAATGCTCAAAGAGCAGTACGAAGAACAGTTTAGATTTGCCGCAGACGAAGACCGTGAAAAGGCTTCCTTGCGCTTGGCTCCCAGACAAATGTTCTACTGATGGCTAACAGATATGCATCTGGCAAGTTTGCAATTGCTGAATGCGACCGATGCGGTCAGCGGTACAAACTTACAGAGTTAAAGAAACAAGTAGTAAAAACAAAACTTTTTCAGATTAAAGTTTGTCCTACTTGTTGGGACCCTGACCAACCGCAGTTGTCATTGGGGCTTTATCCCGTGTATGACCCGCAAGCAGTCAGAGAACCAAGACCGGACGTTAGCTATTATCAGTCTGGAAACAGCGGTATTATGACTAATAGCACAAGCGGAACGGACATTACGCAAAACGGATATCCAGAAGAAGGCAGTAGAGTTTTCCAATGGGGCTGGTATCCAGTTGGCGGTTCTCAAGGGATTGACAACGGGTTAACACCAAATGACTTGACCTTGAATGTTCAAATAGGCACAGTTACCATCACAACGACTTAGGATTTACCATGAACCGTACAGACGTAAAAAAGATTGCCGATACAGAGGCAAGGAAAGAAGTGCAAGGGCACGAAAAGCGCATGCATAAAATGGCTAAGGGTGGGGTTACCAGCCAAGCTATGAAAGCTGTTGGTCGCAACATGGCCCGCGCAAACAACCAGCGGGGGCGGTAATGGGTGACTACAGCATGAAGCGTGGTGGCAAAGAAGTTGGACCCGCTTCCAAATACGCGCCGCCGCATCAGATGTCAGGCAAGTCTGGCGTAGATTTAAGCAACAACGGCTATGGCAAAGGTAACCGCGCTAAGGTAGAAGATGAGTGCCTAAGCGTTGGGCCGTTTAGGACTAAGCCGTATCCAGAAGCCAAGACTACCGGAATGAAAATCCGTGGTACTGGCTGCGCCACTAAAGGCACGATGGCTCGGGGACCGATGGCGTGACTTATACTGAGTTAGTAGCGTCAATTCAAAACTATGCTGAGAATAGTTTTGATTACTCAACGACGCCTTCTATTCTCAATCGGTTTGTTGAGCAAGCAGAGCAGTTAATCTATAACTCAGCGCAACTGCCATCGCTTCGTAAAAACGTAACCGGTATCACAACAACAAACATCAAATACATATCTTGCCCAACTGATTTTTTGGCAACGTATTCGTTTGCTGTTATTGATGGTACAGGTTCATACACTTACATGCTAAATAAAGATGTAAGTTATATTAGAGAGGCATACCCAAGTCCAACAGATACGGGAATGCCTCTTTATTACTCTTTGTTTGGACCACGTTCTGATTTGCCAGCGGAGTTGTCTTTCCTTGTTGGGCCAACTCCAGATGCTCAGTACAACCTAGAGCTTCACTATTACTTCTACCCAGAGTCAATTGTTACTTCTGGGACGACTTGGCTTGGTGATAACTTTGACACCGCGCTTCTCAATTATTGCCTCATGGAAGCAATCACTTACATGAAGGGCGAGCAAGACTTGGTGGCTTTGTACAAGTCACGCGCCGAAGCGGCTATGGTTCTGCTCAAACAACTGGGCGATGCGAAAGAGAAGGGTGATTCGTTCCGTGATACGCCGCCTAAGTACAAGGTCATATGATTACTCAGACGGCAACCACATCGTTTAAATCTGACATCCTAACGGGTGGTCAGGCTTTGACGACCGACACAATTAAACTTGCCCTCTATACGGGCGATGCAAACCTTACCGCTGATACAACGGCTTACACGACCACCAACGAAGTTGTTGGAACCGGGTATACAGCAGGTGGAAAGACCTGCACAAACGTCACCGTAAACACTTTAAACGGCGTTGCCTACGTCAGCTTTGACAACTTGACTTGGACATCTTCTGCTTTTACTTGCAGAGGGGCATTGATTTATAATGCCAGCAAAAGCAACAAGTCAATTGCTGTGTTGAACTTCGGGTCAGACAAAACCTGCTCAAGTACCTTCACTGTAACTTTGCCCGCCAACACTTACACTTCTGCGATTATTAGGGTTTAAAATGGAAAAACTTACTGCAATTGACAGGGTTGAGGCTGCAAGCAGCTACAACACACAACCCAATGATGCCTTGAGCATTCAGGGTTTCTACCACGCTGTTTGCTATGACCAAGACGGCAACATCAAGTGGGAAGACAACATTGAGAATCTTGTAACCACGGTAGGTAAAAACCTGACGTTGGATACGATTCTTGGTAACTCTGCCGCTGGCGCTATCGTCATGGGGTTAAAGGGAACCGGTACTGCTGTAGTTGCTGATACCCAATCATCCCATGCCTCATGGAATGAGGTTGGTCTTGCCAACGCTCCAACGTACACTGGCAGTCGCAAAACGCCTACGTTCAGTGCGGCATCAGCAGGTAGCAAAACCACTTCGGCGGCATCGAGCTTCTCAATTACTTCTACCGGAACGGTAGCAGGGTGCTTTATCAACATCGGCGGTAGCTCCACGATTGATAACACGACTGGTACTTTGTTTTCTGCTGGGGACTTTTCTAGTTCCAAGTCGGTTGTTAACGGCGACACCATTGCGGTTTCTTATACTTGCACATTGACCTAAAATGGCAACCGGCTGGGGATTCAGCACTTGGAGTTCTGGTATATGGGGCGGTGGCACTCCCTTTGCGGATAGTGTCACCGAAACAATTGCAACCTCAACTCTTGAGGACGCCTCTGTAGCTTTTCCGGGTTCCGTATCTGACAGCCTAGCAACGTCAACATCTGAGTCTGTAGCCGCAACATTTGCTTTTTCAAGAACTGAACCAATAGGAACAATAAGTACAACAGAATCAATTAGAATTGATTTTGATGCACAGATTACCGAATCATCAACAATAACCGTTTCTGAAACAGCAACAACATCTTATAAGGTTTCGTTTGCAGATACATTTAATATTGTTGAAACAAACGTTGTAAATGCAACTTTTGCTTTTTCCAATTCTGAAACTATTGCAATCGCCAATAATCAAGATGCTGCATATGGTTTGTCTAGAACCGAGACTATGGCAACCAGCACAACGCAGGTTGTTGGTACTTACTTTAACGCAGACAGAACAGAAACAGTAACAACCGCAACAACAGAAACGGCTCTTACAAATTACAATGGTTCAATATTTGAAATTGCTCCAATATTTACTTATGAAACTGTAAATGCAACATTTAAATTTTTGGTTTCTGATTCTTCTGCAATTTCTGATTCTTCCAGTGTTTTAACTTCATATACTGCATCTGTATCTGAAACAGTACCGATATCAACAACGCAAAGCGTTAGGTATCTTTGGGAACCAATTGATGATACTCAAACACCAAACTGGCAATTAATTAACACTACACTTGATGCCTCTTGGGCACCAGTGGTTAACGTACCGTAAAGGACTGACATGGCAACCTCATATACCTCGCTACTAGGGCTTGCCCTCCCCGCTACGGGGGAGTTGTCAGGTACTTGGGGCGACACTGTTAACAACTATATTTCAACGTATCTTGACTCTGCTATTGCAGGTGCGTTGACTCTTACTGCTGATACAACGCTTACCAAGTCAACTGGTTCAAGTCTTGGCGCTACTTCTTCTCAGTATGCAATCATTATTGCTTCGCCCGCATCAGCCGCAATTACCATTACGGCACCGGCAGCAAGTAAGACGTATATTGTTATCAATACGTCAGCGACGTACACGGTCACGTTTAAAGCATCAGGCCAATCTGGTGTGTCACTTGCCGTAAGCGAAAGGGCTGTTCTTGCCTTTAACGGTACAGACTTTGTAAAGATTACCCCGCCATTTGACGGGACCAATCTTACGCTTACTGGCAGTTCAACCGCAACTTCGTTTATTCCTTCCGGTTCTACTGTTCCAACAAACGGTGTGTACCTGTCTGCGGCTAACACAGTTAGTATTGCAACCAACTCCACACGGCGACTTTCTTTCACTTCTACGGGTTATTCGCAGCCGGTAGCATATGCCGATACAGTGTCTGCTATTGGCAACACCGGAACCGCGCAAACAATCACTTGTACCAACGGTAACGTGTTTACTGCCACACTTACCGGCAACTGCACGTTTACACTTGCTTCTGCTGTTGCAACAGGCTCGTCTTCGTTTACACTTATACTAACGAACGACGCAACTGCTGGGCGAACTGTGGCATGGTCTGGTGGTTCGTTTAAATTTCCCAATGGTTCCGCTTCTCTCTCTCGCACCACGACAGCTAGCGCAACTGACATCTGGGTCTTCTTCACCCCTGATGGCGGTACAACGTGGTACGGTAATATCTCAATGAAGAACATGTCCACTTAATTTAGGAGTTTAAAATGGAATTTACCCCCGAACAATTAACCGCAATCAATACCGAAGTTGCAAGACAACTTAGTGCGGCTATCTCTGCCCAAACAAGTCAATTGGCTTTTATGCAAAAGCAACATGACAATGCATTAGAGCTTCAAGTTTCTAGTCAAAATGCCGCTGCCGCCGGTCAGGCTGCTCAAGCCGCAGCTAACGCAGAAATGCAAGCAAAACAGGCTAAACTTTCTGCCGTTCAACTTGCTCAAAATACGTTAATTGCAAACCGTAATAACCAGCCAGTTGATGCTAGAGAAGTTTCCGCTGCTGATATTACTGCATATGCAGATACCCTTGTAAACTACATTAACAGCTAATGCAATATTTAATAACTCCAATTTCTAAAGACATTGTTTCCGCAGTTTGGTGGGAAAATGCATTTAGCAAAGAGCAGCTTGATTGGTTGCAAAACAAAGCGAAACAGTCAGACCAAGATGCAGGTGTGGGAGCGGACTTATTAAATTCAAACAGGATTGACAAAAATATCAGAAAATCTCAAGTAAGTTGGATTCAGATTAATTCTGAAACGTCTTGGGTTTTTCATACGCTTAATAAAGTTGTTTCTGAAATAAATTCTCAGTTTTATGGGTTTGATTTAACAGGATTTTCAGAGCCATTGCAATTAGCTAATTATTCTGCCTCAGAAAATGGTAATTATGGATGGCATCAAGATATAGGACATGGGTTATGCAGAAAGTTATCCGTTAGCGTTCAATTGACTGACGCATCTGAATACGAAGGTGGAAATCTTCAATTAATTACAGCAAAAGGAACTCAAACCGCACAGAAACAACGTGGTTTTATTTCAGTTTTTCCATCTTTTGTTAGACATCAAGTTGAACCCGTAACAAAAGGAAGTAGACAATCTTTAGTTGCATGGGTTTCTGGACCTCCATTTAAATGAAAATAGAACATAAAGATTTTATTGGAATATACACTGGGGTTTACCCAGACGGGTATTGCCAACATTTAATAAATGAATTTGAGCGATTAGCTCACTCCGGTGCTGGAGCAAATCGTCTAGCATCTGAAAAAGCACCATCGCATATTAAAAATGACTATCAAATTAGTTTAAACATTGGCGTACATAATGTTGAACTTTTTGAAGAAAAAGATTCAGTAAACATGTTTTTTCATGGCCTTCAAAGTTGCTATGAAGACTACTCAAATAATTTCTCGGTATTAAAAGACGCAAAAATTCGTGGAACAACCATGAAAATGCAGCGCACAGGCTCTGGTGGCGGGTATCATGTTTGGCATTGCGAACAAAACAACGCAAATCAATCATCAAGGGCTTTAGTGTATATGTTATATTTAAATACACTTGGTCCAGAATCCGCAGGGGAAACTGAATTTTTATATCAACAGACTAGGGTTTGCCCTGTTGAAAATACTATGATTCTTTGGCCCGCTGGATATACCCACGCACATCGGGGCAATACTGTATTTGGAAATACTAGCAAGTACATTGTTACTGGTTGGTTTTATTATGATTGAGGTTTAAACATGCCAGCAGGTACTCCAAAAATTGCAATGTTTGGGGGGTTAAATGCCCCAGCCGGAAGTCAAACCTTTAATACATCTGGCACTTTCACATCTCCTGCCGGGGTGACAAAAGTTAACGTTACCGGGAAAGGCGCACCCGGTAATTCAGGAAATCCGGGAAACATTGGTAATACTGGAACCGGGGGTTCTCCGGGGGGTTCAGGAAATCCGGGAACCGGTGCGGGTGGTGCTGCTCGCGGGAAATTCGCTTGCGGTACATATCAAGGTTGCTACTACGTTCAGTATTACTACATCTGTAACACTTGTTTTTTCATAAATTTTCGTGGTGCAAATTGCCAGACTTATTATTCAAGAGGTGGTAGCGGCGGGGGCGGTGCATCGGGAGGAAACTACCCCGGCTCAAACGACGATTCTTCTTATGTCGCCATG